TCAAATAAAGATAAAATCTTTTGGTCGGTGGCGCTTTGTGTAAGTCTTGTAGTAGCGTTGGTATGTTTTGGGTTAACCGAATTGTACATTTTCCTACTTTTCAAAGAACCGGGTAACCCAGAGCTCTACAATTGGCATACTGCTACTATCGGGATTTTTAGTTGTTTGGCCTCCTGGTGGGGATTATGGTTTGCTTATGATAATCTTAATAAAGTAAGCAATCCGGGTAATCGGGGTTGATTTCTTGATTTGGATGGATTATAATACACCATATAAGATAACAAATGGAGATTATTATGAACTCTGTAAAACCGACTAATTCAGTAATTTTAGAATCACCAATCTATAAAAGCGCAATCCAATTCATCAAAAACATCGCCTTGAGCGAAGAGCGTGATATTTTGGTAGATAATCAGTTCTTGATGGATTATCGCGAGTATAATACTCGAGTAGATATTACCATCTATAATGGCGTGGAATCCGCTAAAGATTTTAGCACAAAAGCAGCAAACTTCGATCATTTCGATCGCGAAAGTTTCGAGCGTTTGCTTAATACCTCATTGTTGAAAGCGTTTTGTATCACTAAAGATTTCAAAATCTATGTAGGTCCACATTCTCGTAACAATTTCGAGTTGAGAAATGCTCCGATTCCGGTTACAATAAATGATCTATTAGATTTGATTGATCAAAAAATCTACAGATCTTCAGATTTGAATTTGTTTGTTTACAAAAACGGTGAGATTCATATTACTGTTTGATAGGAGTATTAATGTCAAACGCTACTGCGTCAATCGCAATTACCCCAGAACAGAAATTTGAGAGAATTCTCCTAGCTTCGCTTACCACGAATAAAGAGTATTTCTCAAAAGTTCTGGGTATCTTAAAACCAGAATTCTTTTCGCAAGAGCGAAGAGATATCTTCAATTCTATTAAGAAACATTACAAGGAATATTCCTTACCTCCGAGTTTGGGTGACCTTGAAATGTCCATCAAAGACACCCAAAATCAAGATCAAAGAAATCGAATTTACCAAGAACTCCAACAAATTGGAGAATTGGATACTTCGAAATACAATACTGATAAGCTATGTGATGAAACTTTATCGTTTGTTAAAGATGCTTTGTATTTGAAAGCTTTGGAGATTGGTAGTGAAGGCTTGTTAACCAAAAACGACGATCTTAAACGAAAAGCAGAGCAAATCTTAGACGAACGGGCTAAAGTTAACATTGATAGTGATCTAGGTATCGAGTTCTCTGACGCTACTGCTGTTATCGACTATTATTCACAAGAAACGACTGGTCTTTTAACCCAACATTATTCGTTGAACGAAAGATTAGGACCTGGATTCTTACCAGGAACTTTGAATTTGATCTTAGCCCCTTCTGGTGTTGGTAAATCTTTAATGATGACGGATTTGATTTCTGGGTTTATCAAAGCTGGGAAGAATGTATTATTGGTGAGTTTAGAGATGTCCGCGGAAGAAGTAATGAAACGGGTACACTCGAATACTTTAGAGATGCCGATTGCTGACTTCGTTCCTAGACATTTCAACAAAGATTTGTTCATCAAAAAGTTAAATGATGCTAAATTGAAAGGTTGCGGAACTTTCTGGTCTAAGGATTATCCAGCAAATAGCTTTAGCCCTTTACAACTCGAAAATTTAGTAGATTCGTTTAAAAACGAAAAGAACTTAGAATTCGATGTGGTGTTTGTGGACTATGTTGGTATTATGAAATCTGATATTGCCTCGCCGTCGGTGGGATTGTATAGCTATATCAAATCGATCGCCGAAGAAATTCGCGCAAGCGCGAAACGTTTGAGTGTCCCGATAATTAGCGCTTCCCAGCTGAACAGATCAAGTTTCAACAACTTAGAAGCAGACAACTCTGCCGTTTCGGATTCTATGGGTAGCGTAATGACCGCAGACTTTTTGATGTTCTTACTTCAAACAGAAGAAATGAAAGAGAAGGGAGACATCATCTGTAAGATTACCAAGAATCGATATACCGGTAAAACTGAAACATTCCCGATGCGGGTGAATTACGAACTGATGAGATTCGAAGATCCGGAAATTCCAAAATCTTTGGAAGCGCGAAAAGAATTACGGGACGTCTTTGAAACGAACGTTCAACAAGTTGAGCAAATCTTGGAAGAGCATCATCGAATCGATAAAGAAAACGCGAAAGCGTTAGATCAAAAGATGCGTGCAAGCTCGGCAGAATCTAAGGTCGTGAATCCGACGAACGCGTTAGAAGTCATTGATGAATGGGCTGGGTTGTTTAATTAATTTTTTATAGGAGAAACGTATGAATATGTTACCGCAACATCAAGTAGCATTGGCGGCTATTTTAACTCTTTACCGAGCTGGTTTAGAGAAACCAGAACCAGAGGTTAAGTTCGATAAGAACACTTTCAATTTTACCGTAAACGGTAGATTCTTTGATGAAAACGAATTCTGTTTGGATAGTTTAATTACTTTACAAGATATTCATCTTTTACAATCGGCAAAAATTCAATTAGATCAAAATCCATTATACTTTGTAGTAGGAAATCGTGTAATTTGTACAGGCTCGCTGGAAGCGAATTCGTTGGATACTTTAGCTGGTTTTGCTTTCCAAAATTTAGCTTGCTTTAAACGAGTTGAAGATGCTGAAGAAGCTTTAGCAATGGCTAAGCGTTTGTACGAGGCATTATATCCAAACAACAAAGCGGTAGACCGCGTTACTATCAAAATGATCAAAGATCACCCAGATGCGAAAGAACCTCGTTGTGCTTATAACGGAACTTCCGCGGCCTTTGATGTTGCTGCGGTGGAAACCGTAGAGATTCTTCCAGGTAATGACGCAGTGGTACCCGTAGGGGTAAGATTCTCCATTCCGGAAGATCAACCGTATTACATGCAAATTCATTTAAGATCGTCACTGGGATTTAAGAAGTCGCTGTTGTTGCATTCGGGAATTGTTGATGGCGGATATACCGGAGACTTCGGGGTAAAGGTAATGAACCATACCAAATATCCGGTAACCATCGCCAAAGGCGAATACTTCGCACAAGTAGTAGTTCATAAGAAACCTCAAATCTTCTTTGAAGAACTCAATCCTTCGCAATGGGCGAAATACGAAGAATCACAACAGCGAGGTTCTGGCGGTTTCGGATCATCCGGTAAGTAGTTAAAAGTTTAGAAATCAAAAAATCTCGAAAATTTACACTTTGGTGTAGCCTTCGAGATTTTTTTATGCTTGATTGTTTTATTATAATAATAATTCATTTCATTTACTCGAAAACAAAAAATTGAAAATCAAACTTCGAAGTTTCGGTTACCGAAACTCAAAAATTCTTAAAAAAAGTTTCAAAAGGGGTTGCCATCCCGGTTCCGATGCTTTATAATACACCACATAGAGATGAGAAGTTCATCAAACTCATAAAACACTTAGGAGATTCAAAAAATGTCAAAATTACAAACTTTAGCTTATACCGTGATCGGTGCAATCTGCTTAGCAAGCGCAATTTCAACTGCTTACATTTTCTCGACAGTTGAACCTGCAGCTAAAACTGCACAAGAAGAAGTTAAGTTAATGGACTTCTATAAAGCGAATAATCTTCAAAACACTCAACGTTAATCCGGGGGATGGAATGGTTAAGTTATCTGCAGTATTCTGCACAGATCGACATGGTATTATTGGTCTCCGTGGGGAGAATACTAATTACTATCAACCCATCAACAGCAAATTGGATAAGCGTTGGTTTATTCAACTTACTAAAGGTAAAACCGTATTGATGGGCGCGAATACCGCGAGAGCATTGGTCGAAGAGACTGGTAAGCTATTACCAAATCGTAAAAATATCGTCTTAACAACGAACAATGCGTTAGCTCGCAAACTGGAAATCATCGCTGCCGCGAACAATCAACAATTGGAAATTTGGGCTAACCTTTATCATCTAAACGACTGTATCGATGAAGAAATCATCGTAATTGGTGGAGTTCATATTCTCAATCAACTTCATGACAAGATTGATACCTGGTATGTGACGGAATTTGATTGTGACGTCACTACCCATCGTCCTTGCTACATGCGTAACGGAGAAACTGCGTATACGCAATATCCGTTCATCATTTCGAATATCGGATGGACCGCGGATAACTTCATCCAAGAAGGTTTCGAGCGGGTCGCTTACAGCGCATTTTCGGATGTTGACGGGTATACCAATCTTCCGGTTACCGGATATTTTGTAGAGTATCGCAAATTATAACGTGTAATTTTTCAAAACAATATATTAAGTACTGATTAACAATTATGACAAACAAACAAAAAGTGAAATTAGATTTTACAGACGAACAATTAACCAAGTTCGATAGCGCGGTAGATCTTGCTTTCCGCAAAGGTTACCAAATCGAAAAATTATTCCAGCCACCAAAGATGGTTGGAGATACTTTGATTACTTACGTAGTAATGCGAAATTTGCAAGATGCAAATCAAGCATATGACGTGCTAGTAATGATGAAATTGCAAGGCGCAAACTGCGAAGTTTCGTTCAACCGACCACCGAAACCTGGAGAGTTTGGTTTGGAACCTATCCCATTCAAAGAATTCTTAGCTCTTCCGGATGTGGAGTAATTGAATAACCTTTACCTATTGCATCGATAGATAAAAACTTTGATTTGGGTATTGTGTTTTAATTAGGTTTCTATTATAATACATCCCATAAGAAAGAGAGATTAAAGTGATCTCTTAGGAAGAAAATTAAGGAGTTTATTATGACATCAACAAACATTACTTTAAACGACATCAACTTAGCAGTGCGAGATTTAGCTTCAAACGGCGGTATGTTGAACTTTGATAAAGATTCATACAATCGTCTTTGCGTTATTAATATGCGCGTCAACGCGGAATTATTTGAAACTCATCGCGTATTAGGTCGTCGTTACGACGAACTTGACGCTGTAGATAGCGCGTTAGATTCTGTAACCGCAGAGGATGTTGAAGCTAAAGCTTTCTACGAAACACGCAAAGCTCAATTAGTTGTTTTAACTAACGAGTTAAGCGATAAGTTAGAAGAAATCAAAGACAACATGAAAACTCAGTATGTTGTGTTAAGCCAAGAAGAATTCGAAATTTTCGCGAAAGCGGTTGAGTGGAATGCTAAAAACGGCAAAGAACGTACTGGATTTTCAAAATAATAGTTGATTTTAGTTTTAAATGATACTATAATGATTATGTTGATTAGGAGATCATAGTGATCTCCATCATAACACAGGAGAATTAAAATGGAAAATATCAACTTAGCAGACTTAGCAACCTTGGACGCAATCAAATTTGAATTAAATGCAGAAGGTCAAAAACGCGCTAAAGGCGCAAGTTTTGAAGAAGGTGCAGAGTATTACGATTTATTCATTGGCGGATACTTAGACCCTTCTAAAATGTTAGATGATCCAGAGCAAATTCAAATTCTTCGCGCAGCGATGCGTATTGTAAACAAATACATTTCAGCGGTTGAAGCATTCGCGGAAGAGTAATCTATTCCGCTCCAATTTGATAAGCAAGAAACTAACTACAGCGAAGCTGGTTGCCGTAGTCGATTGAGGTGCTTAAGGTCTTTTCTTGAGATTCGGTATCCGCCCTCATAAGAAGATTAGACACTCCAGCTCTCCTGGATATGAGGTTAAACTTTCCATTCAAATCTTTCAGAAGGTTTCCTACTTCTAAAAACTGAAAGGGGATTTGTCTTAAATGGTTTTAGCGTTGTGTAACCAAATACAACCCGGTACTAGATGAACCGTATCATCGACGCTTAGAATTTCATCCGTTGCGGGTAGGGGCAAAAGAAATTCAAAAATTTGAAATTAATAGTTGATTTATGTTTTAGAGTGAATTATAATACATTCCTTGATTAAAGTTTAGGAATTCAATATGTAATGGACTCTTAGTTTAAGTAGAATAGCAGCTAGTGCTGAAGATGCAGTAGGAACCATTATGCCCGAGCCTTGCCAAAAACGAACGAAGTTAAGACTTCTTAGAGGTGATCGGGTAATGAATCTGCAAGGGTCCGCCAAATTTAAAGCATTGAAACGCCATCATAGTGTATGAAACGCAAAACGTGATCCCCGTACAGGATAGTGAGCGTTGCGATTATTGATAACGGAAAGATATAATAAGTGCGCATACTTATATTGAGTAGTTATTAAGAAGGCTTGCACGGTAAACGCGGAGTTTATAAGTCCTCGGGTGAGGTGTTGGCGCTCTCAATGCTTTAAAATTAATCATAGAAAAACACAGGAGCAAATATGTACAACGTCGAAACTTACACTTACAGTGTATTATTCCAAACAGAAGAAGGTTACAAAGTTTTTCAAATTTGTGACTGATTTTACAAAAGATGAAGTGATCGATCGTTTCGCGGAATTTGCGAATACGCACTGTTTGCGAGGTTTAGTAGATGTGTTTGCTATGTATCCACGCACGGCGCATCATGTTAATTTATACCGCAACGCGGATGAAATTGCGTTTACTATCTTGCAGGAAAATCGCGAGTCTGTAATCTCGCGAGATAAGCCAGTCTACTGGGAAATCGATAAACAAAATCGAGATTACGATGCTGATTTCTTGTGGGATAATAGCATGATGTATGCTCGAGTTAACGATACCTCGGATTGGATTAAAGTAACAGATTATCCAACAGAATATGCGATAGAACAATATAAAGCAGAACAATTTGAAGGCTTATTGAAACAATGCTCGTATGGTAAATGGTTCCGCAAAGGTTCGGATTATTTCCAAGTATTGCGCGGACTATTAGAATATTCGAATTATTCGCTAGAAGCGGTAGGTTTCGGAGAAACTGATGCATTGCTGTTGGATGAATTAGATGCCATTTTACAACAAGAGCCGGTTTATGTAGAGTATGATCTCGTTACTGTTCCAGATCCGTGGGATGATTACGGAGATGATTATGCTCATCAACTTCGAATTGTTCAGTTACCTGAATGGCTTCGAAATGATGCAATCGACAAGTTCGTGGATGATCTCTTTAGTAAAATTGTGAAGTAATAAATACTCTGTAAGTTTTTAAGAATTAAATGTCCCTGTCGTCTAGCGGTTAGGACACTACCCTTTCACGGTAGGAACGAGATTTCGATCATCTCCAGGGACGCCATTACAATAGCGGGTTGGAGAAGTGGTATCTCATCGGACTCATTATCCGAAGATCGCAGGATCGTTCCCTGCACCCGCAACCATAATCAAAAGACTTCAAATCTTACGCTAACGCGTAGATTTTGAAGATCTTGAAATCTCGGATTAGCTCAGTCTGGTAGAGCGCTGGTTTTGGGAATCAGAGGCCAAAGTTTCAAATACTTTATCCGAGACCACATTCAAACTTTCAAAGCTTACACAATTTCGCTTTCGCGAGTACGTGTAGATTTTGAAGATCACAGATTATCTCCTGTGTAAAAACTGCTATAAAATAAGCGGAGTTTCAGTGCTGATATCCCTGACTTGATAACAAATCGAGCTCATATAAGGTCTAGCAGTTCTCCGACTTTTCCAAAATTTTAAAGGCTTTGGTTTTCACCAAAGCTTTTTATTTCCGATCAGATCCGGAAATCAAAAATAATCACAAATTTGGTAGAATTTAGTATTACATTTTATTATAATAAACAATGTAATCTTAAGTGATTAAAAGAAACCGAAAGGATCTAAAGTCAAGCAAATTTACACAGTTAGCGCTTACGCGCGCAAGTGTAGATCATGCAGGCCTCAAATCTTTTCATAGACTAAGTATCCTCTGCAATCGCAGTATCAACAATAGAAGGAAACTCTATGACAAAACCAACAATTAATATTCAAACTTTAAAAGAAATTGACTCTAATACCGCAGCTGAGGTATTAGATTATATTCATAATGATCTTAAACTTTCATCGGAGCAATTCGAAAATCTTCAAGAGTATTTCAAATCGAAATATCCTAATGAGAATTTGTTAACTACTTTATTGAAGTTACGCGACTTAAAACCATTCGCCGCAGGCGGTAATGTTTTCGAATCTGGTCAAACTATCGATGAACCTACCCTATTGTGTATGCGTTGGGTGGCGGGTTTAAAAATGGAAGAGGTTTTGGATATTCTAAAATTTGATCGCACAGACTCTAATTTAGTTCAAGATCTTTCTGTAG